GCGCGAATGATAGTCGGCATATTCTTTTGCGTAGTTTCGTTCTTCTATAAAGACTTTAAATGAAATCATTATCGGACCTGTCTTTTTTTCTCTGCTTCGATCCACTTCTGCGCCTTAGAGTTATCGGGTGGTGATTTCGTAAACTTAACAGCATCACGATAAGCACGAAGAGTTTCAGATTTATAATCTTTTCCGGTAGTATTATCGACAACCAGAAAATTCTTCTTACCAAACATCGCCTGAAACGCGCCTATGTTCGCCTGGACGCTTTTCCAATATTTCTGCACTTCTGCATCGGGAAGTGATCGATCGCGCTGCCTGTTGCGTTCTAGAGCGGTCTCAATGTCTGTATTGACAAGAATCATTGCGACATCGTACCCAATGTCTTTGAGTTTCTTTGCCTGCCCTTTAACCTTCTCAATGTTTTTTCCAGTACCATCGATGACCAAACCTAAACGACCATCTATATATTGTTGCTGGCGTTTCCCTGTCAGTTTCTGAGCACGACCTCTTATCTCTTGACCCTGAACAGAGAATATATTATCAGGATTCATTTCGATTCCAGCCTTTTTCATAGCCGTTTCGAAAGCATCATCCGAGTTAACAATCTTGTAACCAAGAGATGTCAACCCTGTTTTACCAGCGATAAACGACTTACCAGAACCAGGTCCGCCCGCTAGGAAAATTGCTTTAAATATGGCGGGATCGTTGACGCCTTCGGCAAGATGTTGTTTAAATGATATCATCGTTAGTTTATCTAATTGTCTTAACTAATATTTATACTTTTAATACTTCGAACAATTACTTTGGTAGGTGTTTAGCGTGAATTTTACAACCAATGAAAGCGTTATAATAATCGTCTCTCAACAACACATCTTTATCGAATTGTTCTTTGGCTTCAAAGTAAGACATCTCGCCTTTCGTGTTGCAAAGTCTCAATATCGTTCTATTATATATGTTATCTGAAATAGATATTTGTTCTTTTAAACGCTCACTACTACCATGGTATGTACGCCAATCGCTCTCTACGAGCGTCTTCTTGCGTCTCTTGCGTGTTTTGGTGACGGGTAAGATCTTACTACGCCAGAAGCCTTTCTTACCAATATATTTCATACCGGTGTCAGTCTCCTCTATCAGATACACAAAACCCACCAGAGAATTTAATTCCTCTTCGGTGGGTTCATAGGGTTGATCGTTGTAATACCAAGTCATAAAAGTATGTTAGGTTACCGATTCCCACTGGGCTTCGATACCACACATTGGGCAATTTGCTGGTTTTTCTTCGTCGTCAGTAACAGTTAACTCGACATAGGTATCACACATCGGGCATTCTAATTCGTATTCGTATTCATCCATTTTTTAACTCCTTATTTTTATGTATATTATTTAGTCATCTCGCGGCGTCAATTCTTTTTGGCCACTTGTTAAACCCGCGTCTAAAACATGGAGATCCAAAGGGTCTCTTTTTCTTAATAATGAAATCTGTGTGTTCATCGAGATACACTTATTTTTAAACAACTTACACCAATAATAATGGGGGTGGGTCCACCCACCCGTTATAATCTGAACTGGTGGATTAACATCTAACACATCTATAACCTCATATGGGTTTTTATATTGGTCTCGTCTAAACACAATAATAAAGTCGGCGAACCAAACGCGGTGATCTGGTACAAATAGGTTTTGTATAGATTTGCTAATACCGAACGAACCTAAACCAAATGTAAGGTCGCGCCTTATTATTTCTCCTACATATCTTTCAAAGAATTTTGCTGTGGGCGGTTTCCACAATTGTGGATTCCAATCTAAACGACAGTCGTTCCTTGCTCGAACAATGTATTTGTATTTTTCAGGTACTTCTTGTAATATATCCCAAAGTTTATAAACTTGTAAAAAGGATTGTGGGAAATCCGATAAAATTTTCTTGTATATTTCTTTTTCTATATTAACAACTGCATAATCATATCGACCTTCAAAACACAATCTTTTGATTATTTTATCATGCACATCTGGGTCTAGTCTTTCTACACCTGTGATTAAAATTAAAACATCGTCCCTGACCCTATTAGGATTTTCTTGTATATCAATCATATTCTTTTCCCCAACCCCAATCACCTTCCATACCCACTACTGAATATTCGGTGACTCGCTTCTCAAAAAAGTTATCGTGTGATGCCCCATTAAGCACCCAATCTAACCACGGAAGAGGGTTGTCTTTTTGTCGAAACTTAGTACGAAGACCAAGTTGAAGTAAACGTCGATCAGCAATATGTCTTATATATGCTCGCACTTCTTCTTTGGTAAGCCCCTGCACTTCGTTGCCTTTGAATGCAAGATTGATAAACTTATCTTCGAGTGCGACAGCGTTCCTAGCCATTACATAGATCTTTGACTTGAGTTCATCGTTGACAATACGAGGATGTTCTTCGCAGAATGTTCGGAACAGTTTCGCGTTACCTTGCACATGTAAAGTTTCATCGCGGATCGACCATTCGACAATCGTACCCATACCCTTCATCTTACCGAAACGTTGGAAATTCAACAACATTACGAATGATGCGAACAAGGACATGCCTTCGTTGAATACCGATTGAGCAAGCGCAAGGGCGAGACCAGACTGAGTTGAACAGTCACCATTCGCCATGAAATCGACCTTATCAGCCATCTCCTTGATTTCCATGAATTTGCCATACTCTTCGTCGGGTAAGCCCAAAGTATCGTTCAGAAGCGCGTAGGCGCGCTGGTGGACTGCTTCTCGACCAGCAAACGACGAAAGCATGTTGCGCACTTCGTTATTCCTAAACTTAGGTATTAACAGTTCGTGATAGTTCTCACCAACCTGTACATCACTCTGTGTGAATAACCTCAACACCTGAGTGATAAAGTCTTTCTCATTTACAGATAATTTGGTTTTCCAATCCTGCACATCTTCTGACAGTTCCGCTTCGTCTTCAATCCAATGAACCTCTTCATGTTTCTTGGACAATTCAACTGCCCACGGATATTGAAACGGTTTATAAGTTTGAGAAAACTCAAGTAACGACATTAATATTTCCTTTATAATCTTTGATTTCAGTTAATTTCATATAGTAAAACTTTCTCCACAACCACATTCTGCTTTGATGTTGGGGTTGTTAAATTCTAATCCTGCGTTTAATCCGTTTCTGATGTAATCAACTTCGCTACCGTCTATGTAGACCAAGCTCTTTCCGTCAACAAAGATATCTATACCTTTGTCTTGGAAGATATTATCCCACTCTTGTTTTTCATCAACGGGTTCTACAATATACGCATAACCAGAACAACCCGTGGATTTTATGCCAACACGAATACCGATACCTTTACCGCGTTGTTCGATAAAATTGGATATATGTTCAGAGGCGGACTGTGTCAGTGTTATCATGTTTGCCTCTATAGTCCTTTATCGCAGCTTTGATCGCATCTTCTGCAAGGACACTACAGTGGATTTTGACGGGTGGGAGGGCAAGTTCTTCGGCAAGTTGGGTGTTTTTAATTTCTCCAGCTTCCTCAAGACTTCGACCTTTAACCCATTCGGTAAGCAATGAGGAAGAAGCGATAGCACTTCCGCATCCGTAGGTTTTAAATTTAGCATCTTCGATAATTCCATTGTCATTCACCTTGATTTGTAACAACATTACGTCACCACAAGCAGGTGCACCGACCATACCTGTGCCAACTTCAGAAGATTCCTTGTCCAGTCTCCCAACATTACGTGGGTTTTCATAGTGATCCATAACTTTGTCTGAATATGACATCAGTTATCCCTCGCAAGCCCTACATTCTTCGTCTTCTTCTGAATCTACAACAACTCCATTAAAGTGTGCCATCAATTCATCGTAACCACCTATATATGAACCCTCTAAGTATATTTGTGGTAGAGTGTTTACTTTACGACCGGTAACTTCTGCGGCAGTCTTACCTATCTCTTCAAGATCGATCTTGTCGTAAGGTATTCCACGCAGTTTGAGTTCTTCCATTGCCATAGCACAGAACGGGCAGTTCTTTTTACTATACACCAGTGTGCGAGCATCATCTTGTAATGCTACTCGCTCCACTTTCTCACTCACATTCTCAGCACGATTCTTCGCTTCGGTGCGTAGGTAGTACAGACCTTTCAGACCTTCTTTCCACGCTTTGATGTGAACCGCATTGACATATGACTTCTGTGTGCCTGACGGGAAGAACAGATTGACCGACTGACCCTGACAGATATACTTCTGTCGATCTCCAGCATGTTGTACGACCCAGTTCTGGTCGAGTTCTTGTGCTGTCTTAAAGATTGATTTCTCACCTTCTGTCAGGAAAGGTAGATGTTGTACAGAACCTCTATTAGTAATGATCGAGGTCCAAATCGAATCGTTGTTCTGACCTTTCTCTTCAAGTAATGTTGTGAGATATTTATTCTTTACAAGGAATGAACCAGCACGAGTACGATGTGTGTATGCATTTGCCTTAGATGGTTCGATCGAAGGGCTTGTTGATAGAACAACACCACTTGACGCATTAGGAGCAATCGCTAACAGGTGTGCATTCCTACGACCATAACCTTCACCATCAGGATAACAACCACGCACACGAGCAAGAAACCGAGTCTCTTCAAGTGCCTCTGACTTAATGCGACTGAACACCACATCATTGATTTCGCGTGCCTTATCGGATTCCCAAGCAACCCCATGTTTTTGGAGTAGTGAATGAAACCCCATAGCACCCAACCCAATAGATCTTTCTCGTGATGCGCTATATCTTGCTCTTGAGATTGTGTCGGGTGCGTTCTCAATAAAATACTCTAATACGTTATCAAGCATTCGAATAAGATCCCTAACAATGTTAGTGTCTTTCCATTCGTCGTAATACTCCAGATTGAGTGACGACAGACAACACACAGCGGTTCGATCAGCACTTGTAGGTAAGTGAATCTCGTTACATAGATTACTACCGTTGATACGCAGACCAAGATCTTTTAGACTCTGAGGCAGATCTCGGTTCGCCGTATCGATAAAGTTTAGATAAGGTTCGCCTGTTCGAAAACGAATCTCAATGATTCGTTCCCACAGTTTTCGAGCACTAACAGTATCTTTGACAGCGTCGTCCTTTGGATCTCGCAGATCAAATGTCTTATTGTTTACAACAGCGTCCATAAACTCATCAGTGATATTGACTGCGTTGTGCAGATTCAATGCTTTGCGTTGTACGTCACCCGTAGGTATACGCATGTTCAAAAACTCAATGATTTCGGGATGACTCACATCCATATATGCCGCATAAGAACCCTTGCGAGTCTTACCTTGACGATACGCAATCATGTCAGCATCTACAGTGTGTAGAAACGGCATTGGGCCTGGTGCGATATCACTCACGGTACGAACGTCTGACCAGTGACCACCTACGCCACCACCCATAACGCTTAACCAACGCAACTCAGACGAGTGTTCGATCAACCCTTCGAGAGTGTCGGGAACATATGTAAGGAAACAGGAGATGGGCATCCCTTTGTTTTTTGTATCACCATTGGGGGCGTTCGACAGCACAGGAGATGCGAACATGAACCACTTCTTGCTCACATACTCATAGAGTCGGCTTGCCATATCTTCGTCTAATTCATCTTTGTATGTTGACCATGCTTTTGCGGCACGAGAATAGGCTTCTTGAGGCGATGTTTCATATTCTTTTAAGTAAAAATCTTTCAGCATCCCGACAGCATAGTCTTCTAACAGTTCGTCTCGGGATAGATCTATTTTCAGCGACATTCGTTTTTCTCTTTTTATAATTTATACAAGGTACATGATACACTACATATAACGCCGTGTCAATCAGATTTCTGTTGTTCTACCACTTCTTTATTCTTTTCTATCCAATCTTCAGCATCAGTTCCATCATCACCTGTCGTGGCTTCACGGTAGTAGAGAATGATCTCTTTCTGTTGACGAACATATCGTCGAATCTCTTGAAGATTGTAAGCCATGTTTTCATAACTTTGAGGAGTCAAAGCGAATACTACGAAATCTCCTCCAAGAATTTTTTCAATCTTAGCCGTCTGCTCTTCTAGGTTCTTCTGTGTGATAACAAAAAACTTAACATTCTCAAGTGAAATCTCTTGAGGAAGAGGCGGTTGATAAATCCGTAAAGGGACTGTCTCAGTGACAGTGACAACTTTAGGAGGAAGTGGTTCGGGTTCTTTTCCCCAACCAAAAATCGGGATCGACGAACAGCCTGGAAGTAATATAGCAACCAATACAATCAATACGATACTAATCTTTTTCATTTTTAATCTCCACTACATCGTCTGCTTGATCCACTTCACGACTGTCTTGCTCCACTTGGCGAAACACTTGTGCTGTACCGTTATTGATTCGAGGCTCAATCAGACCTGGTTTTCGCCGTGCTAGTTTTGTGAGGTCGTGTTTGCGAAATATCGACATGTATTCGTCACGTTCTTTAGTAAGTTGGACATGTTGAGTCGACAGATTCGTGAATGCTTCCCGTTGTTTCTCAATGTCTTGTTTCATCGTCTCAATTGCTTTACGGTTCTTTTCTTCTGCCGCAATGAGTTTCTCTTCGTTTGATTTCAGAATAACAATTGCGGATTCTTTCTGTGCGATTGTGGCACTCATTTCGTTTACTTTGACTGTATGATAACCATACGCACCGCCGCCCACTAAAAGTAAAACAGGTAATAGTTTAATAAAAAACAGCATAATCTAACACTCCAAACTTGGTGGTAACTGTAACAGACAGACAAGTATTTCGTCTTCTCTTTCTCTGTCGTCTTCTCTTTGTCGATAATACTCCATCAGCCTATCTTGAGCATGAGGAGGCAACAAAACGTATTCTTCTCGTTCCTCAGAAGACATAAATTGATCTTTGGGGTATGTGGCAGTAATACTTATACTGTATAAAGATGTGTCGTCCGGTTGTTCCCTTTCTTGAACATTGGGAGACCATCCTACATTACTACATCCAGAAAGGAGTAGAACGAATAACAACAAGCGTTTCATTTTTCTTGTTTTTTAAACTTGCCATTAATTTCAATGAATCGTCGAGTAAGGGGTCGCCGATTCTTTTTCTTTTTATTGTGAGCCCAATCAGCGGGATCATTAGGTGATGTTCCCGCCACTCCAGGCCCAGTTGTCATTGTAGGTTCTTCTACGAAGTTTTTGAATGATTTCATTTGTAAAGTTCCCCTACTGTTACATATACAGGTTGATTTGAGTTTAAGTGTGTTACTTCATATATATCTAAACCAAAAATTTCACCAATAGGATAGTTGTCATTGGACACACGAACTTTATCCTTTGCGTTGACTATGTCATCAAGAGTAGATGATAACAACTTCTCTTCTCGAACATGATAGAGGCCAGGAGATAATTGTCTATCGTCTAACACATACCATTGACTACTTTCTGACATCAGATCTAATGGGTCAATCTCACATTGCTTGAGCATCTTGTCTATCGTTTTATCTGACAGTTCATATTTCTCTCTGAGTAGAAACAATGCGGCAGCATATGATGAAAGGACAGACTTTCCTCCCGGAACCTTTTCTAACAATCTTTTGAGATTAAATACCATACGAATAAACGTACTGTAAGCCGATTTCTTTTCATCATTATCTAATTTAACTGACTTGACACGCTTTCCATTCTCGTCAATAATACCTAAATCATAGGCGTCGGTTTCGTTCCACGGCGTTGTGAGAAGTTTTACAAACCTAAACGAATAGTAGATATCTCCTGCTCTTGATGCTAATGACACTATATTTTCCTCAATTCTTCTACGACATGGTTGTCCATAGGTATACCTGTATATTTATCATTTGTGATAGCGTTCAAATATATCAGGAAAGGTTTGACGATTGAAAGATCCGAGGCAATAACCAACTTATATTCTAACATTCGTAAACCGGCTTCAATACCAAACACATTAAAAATTACTACTAGATGATTTAATATCAAATTGACCGCAAGTGTACCGCCATCATCATATCGCCTAATCAATCTCTTCAGATATTTAAATCTCTTTATATCTTCGTAGAATTCTTCTGCGTCAATACAAGTGGGGTTATAATAATTTTTTGCGGCATATAGAAGAAAATTCTCTTCGTCTAAATCATCAAATAGTAACATCAGGATCCCTTATAACAAATTCACTTTATTATACTTATAAAAAAACCCACAGCGTTTGTGGGTTTTCTAGGAGACGATTTTATCTACTTCTTAGATGTTGAGTACGCTTGACCACCAAAGAATGCTGCTACAATTGCCGCTACAGACACGAAGTATGTAGCCGCCATATCACCGAGGATCTTTGAGGCTTGGTTTAGACCAACCGTATCGGCTAATACAACAGCAAAGGGGTAGAGTAATAATCCGAATAAAGCAAACCACGTCATCTTACGTTGCGCATCACGCATTGCGTCAGCATCGTCAAGTTCTTTTCTTTTAAACTCTAGATACATTGCCTGTTCTTCTTCGGATACTTTACCGTCTCCGTTAGTATCAGCAGGATGATGGATCTTTTCTAATTCATCACTCATTAGTCTTCCTTATAGTTCGGGGGAAGTTTCTTCAGCGGTTTCTCCATAATGAAATTCTTGTACTTCAGGTGTTACCACTGATTCGACGACTGGTGCTTCGTGTAATGTCTGTACGACTGGACCCGAATGCCACTCTGCGATTTGTTCCGCAGTAAACTTCTGTTTTTTGACTACTTCGCCGGTTGGTGTTGCCCATCCCTTTGAAGTAGGATGAGTACCTGCTGGTGCCCAATGTGGTGCTTTTATTGACATTTAACCCTCCTTACCTGTTGTTGATGTTACTGAACCCTTGACAGGATTCACAATCTTTGTGTCTCCCATGCGCTTCTCGCCTGGGCGCGCAGGTGCTTGACCTTTGACAGCACGACCTGCTTTAGTAGCGTCTTCATGACCTTTCGCATCGTCTGCCGCAAGTTCAGGATTGTCAGCATCGAGATCGTTTGCCATGTCGTTTGCTGGCTTACCCTTACGCTTGTCTTTCATCGTCTCTGCTTTTGATGCACCTTTTGTACGATCAGCATGGGTCTTGCTTTCTTTCATTTTCTTAGCAGTATGTTTATGTGACTCAGAAAAGAGAATTTCAAGATCTTCGACAGGGACCTCAAACTCAACACCATGTTCAAACACTACGTCGTAATGAGTCACAACAGCAGAACCATCTTCTTGTTCAACAAGGGTGTGTTCGCCTGCGATACATTCACCGAATCCCCATTGTTCTGAGGTTACATGCTTGGCACAATCATGAGACAATGCTTTGTCTACTGATTTAGTATCAATATCAGAAGCTTCAGATAGAGTCCAACCTTTCTTGAGGTACTCTGCTTCCTTAGACTTGTCGATCACGATGGTCTTACCACCTTTAGTGACCATTGAATCTTTCTTAGGATCTTTCATCTGACGTGCTTCATCAACCTCAACTTCTTCCTTCTTGAAAGGATTAACACCCTTCTTAGGTTTAGCATTGTCAGCAGGTTTTTTACCGCCGTCGATTGCGTCATCAGTAGCAGCACGTCTCTTGTGCAGATACTCATCCGAAGAATCGACATCACCATCGTTGTCAATGTCTTTGTCTTTACGATTCTTAAATTCTTTATCGTTTGCTTTATCGTCTACAGGATCCAACTTTTTCTTTTCTACGACATCCTGCCATGCCGAGAAAATGTTTTTAATAATTTTGCTATCCATTGTTCCTGTCCTTTATAACATTTCTTGGAAATGTGTAATAATCGCAGTGATAACACCTGCACTCATTACCCACAACACTTTTGATACAACATTCATGCGTTCTCGCATGGATATTACATGTGAGTCAATTTCATCTACTTTATTAGAGATTCTATTGAGCCTTTCATGACCTTCAGCACGTCTTGTCTCAAGATCAATAATCTTTTCTTCTACCCTTGCCATACCAACTACCACATCTGCAAGTTTATCGAGTTTCTCCTCGATCCTTTGTAACCGTACATCGTCGCTCATTGTTTCTCATCCTACGAATTAAGTTATAAACTACCAGGCTTTACAGCTCCAGTACCTTGGTGTGCTCTTATCCTTTGCAGTGTCACACTTGTGGCGCGCCCTAAAGGATTTTCGACGAGCAGGAATATTCTTCTTGATCGTCATGTTTTTATCACCAAAATTAACTTTTTTCGCAACTCCGTCTCCGTCAGGGTCAACAAAGACCTTTGACTTCTTTACATCACCTGCCGAGGGTTTGTTTAATGTTACTTTCTTCCCTTGGTAGGTTGCCTCACAAAAATTCTTAAAACTAACCATTTCGTTAGTCAACCATCAATGCAAGTATATGCGGATCGAGATCCACTTGTCGAGCGATCTTACCCGCATAGTATTCTTTACCATGTCTAGGTTTATCACCGTGTTTAAACATAATCTCTTTCACTTTATCAGCGGCAGCACTATACTTTTTTTTAAAGATGGTATCCGCGCCTAACTTTTTAATCAATTGTTGGGTAGTCAATTCTCCCAACTCCATTGACTCAGTTACACAACTTGAATCATGATCTTCATTTGCCATCTTAACACCGGCATACTTACCTTTACGAATATCGGCAAGGGTTTTTACTGCTTTCTTACGATCTTTTTCTACTGATTTTTTATTAGTTACATTCTTATGTGTAGTTTTAAGAATCGATGCTTCTTCGACACCTTCGTCTGACTCCTTAATACCGTTTTTCTTTCTCCATTGCATGACTGTGGCAGCATCCGCAACTTGGTCTGCCCAGTTGCCCGGTCCAGTAGTTGCCTTTCTTGCAGTGGGATTTGCTTTTATGGCATCACCAGCATCTTTGGCGATATACTTTAAAGAATCATACGGTAAGTTCCAGAACCTATCGTTTTCAATACGAGCACCGTTTCTTGGGCGACCATCACCCATTTTCCACTTAGTCTTTTCTTCAAGTGCCGCTTCATCAACTGATTCTTTCTTATTTTTGGCGAACTTATCTTTGAATGCCTGTGCAGACTGAGAAGTGCCTTTCGGATAATCTGAACTTTTTAGTGCAGGCGCTTTCGACTCTTTCTTTGCTGTCATCTTCGCGATGTAGGCGTCAGTCTTTTTGTTTTTGTTGATGAATTGGTCAAGATAATCGATAGCACCTTTTCTCAACTCATTTTCTGACTTACCCTTGTTTGCAGCATACTTCTTCATAATCTGAACAGTATGTCTAATCTTATCTTCACGACTTGCGTTTGCGGGAAGTTTACCAATCTTTGTTTCATCGATGTCTAGAGTCTTGGGATAATCCTTATCGCCTGGTTTGGCTTTGGGTTCACCACGCTCTCGCTTCTTACGAATGTTGTGCCAGAGACCCTTACCCTTTTCTTCGAGTTCAGTCGACTCTTTAATATCTACAATAGAGGCTGCCATGTCACCAACGGCAAACGATACCATCGAAGTACCAACTCTTTTGTATAAGAATCTTTTTACACCGGTTGGATTTCCTTTGTTAGCAAGGGTAATCTTTTCTACTTCACCCTTACGAACTGTACTCTTTGATTTAACAACAAATTCAATGTAGTCATCACCCTTCTTGATGGAGTCATTAGACTTGATTTTGACGGTTGAACCTTTTTTCAATTTGTCAAATACTTTGACTAACTTCTCTCGATCTACAGTGGTCAACTCATTTATTGTTGACTCTTTAACAGACTCCATATATTCGGAAGCCTTTAACTTAACGTTGTGTTGCTTACGCAATTCATCAGCCGCAATCTGAGACAACCACTTGACTTTTGCTTTAGCAAGATCAATTAGATTGTCTTTTTCTAATCCAGAGATCATACCTTTCGCTTTCTTATATGCAGGTCCAGAAGGGTCAATTCGATCGATGGTAGAATAACTCTTCTTGAGTAACGCGATCTGTTTAGGATTCAGATTTTCACTAAGATCTGTTGACTCTTGTACCATACGACCATTCTTCACCATGCCGTGTTTCTTTAACAACACATGAATTCCATCTCGCACATCCGTATCTAGCCCAGCAATATGTTTTTTCATTGCCATGAATGCTTTGTTAGCAACATTAGGTGTGTTCTGATTGTCTCCGATTGCTTTGACGTAGTATGCAACTTTCTCAAAGTCAGTCTTGTCAATACCACCACTCTTCTTGGCATATGACTGGATATCCATGAAGGCTTTACGGAAGTCAATTGCTTCATCAAGTTCGGTTGCTTCTTTATTTCCCTTGAGAGATTCTCTCATACCTTTGAATTTTTTCACAGAAAAATTTCCTCTATCCGGATAACTATTATTTATATCTTTTAGTTTGTCTGTTTGTTTTTACGACGAGCGCGGGCAAGACGGGCCCGATCAAGAACACGATCGTATCCAAGCTTTTTTCGTTCTCTTTCTCGTTGATTCTCTTCGCGGTCTCGTTCTTTATCTAGGCGAATCTGTTGTTTCGCGCTGTCGATTTCATCTTCTTTGACTTGACCAGGCACTTTCTTCTTGGCTTTCTTAGTTGCTTCAGGTGTGCCCCATTCGGGTTGATCTTTATACCACCGATCAGTCTTCTCGTTCTTCGTCTTTAACTCTACGTCATCAATCCATCGACGAGAAATATTACCTTCTTCAAGAGCAATAATTAAATAATTAGTGCCGAGTCGATGGATGTGACCGTTCTCACCTGTTGATTTGATAACAACTTTATCACCTTCGCTGAACAGATTACCTTCAACAAACTTTTCGCGCATTTCAGATACGGATTCAAGTTCGATATGATTCTTAAACTGCAAAGTCTCTTTCAGACCCATACCAGAACGAATGTCGTTGAACAATCGCTTCGAGTCCTTGTTCGACATTGTCTTAGGAACACCTTGACCGAATGTTATGAAATCATTGTTCCTTGCGTTCTCACGTTGCTTTGATGCTGACATTCCTTCAACACCTTCAGCGTCAGGGTCACGAGCACCCGCAGAGGCAATGTTTATCTTTTCGAAGTTATAAAAACCGTGTCGCCCTTTAACACCGTTGTACTTCCCTAACAAGGTTTCAAATTCTGTCACCCGATCTGAACCTACAACCATGGTGATCTTGTTGAATCCCTGATCGTATAGACCAGTCACGACTTCGAACACAGTCTTATAACTCTTGTTTGAAATGATGTTTCGAGCATGTTTAGGGAACATCTTACGAACATGCTTTATCTTTTGTTCATAACTAAGAGGATTCTTTTTTGAATCTTGGGATTGTGATAAGAATACTTTATATGGATTACGCCCAGACTTGGTCGCCAAAGCATTAATCACTTTCCCATGGCCTATTGTCGGAGGGTTCATTCGGCCGAAGGTGAAAAATACCTCGCGTTGTTCCTCTACGAGATACTGTTTAAACGATGGTATATTAGGCATCTTTGTTCTGCTTACCCATTCTTCGTTCTTTTTCCATCTTACGAACCTGTGGTAACAACTTGCGCGACATCTTATCAATTCTGGGTTTCAGTTTCTCAAGACGTTTTTCAATTTCTTGACGACGTGTAGCCGGTAAGTCCGCACGAGAAGTCCCTTTCGCGAGTTTCTTGAACATTACATTCATGGCTTGTTTACGCGCTCTCTTCTTAAGTCTTTCGGGATCAGCGGCTCGGTTTGCCGCTTTCCTACGACCCATAGCAATCTTCGCTTTGTTTTTGCGCATGACTCTACCACGGGCTCTTCGCTGCGCGAAGTCGAGGGCTTCGTCTGTCTCCTCGACCTCTTCCCCAATACGACCTCTCCTACGTTTCATTGCCGCCCAGGAGATTTCTTCTGGCATGCCAGGAGTGTAATCGACTACTAAAAAATCTTTAAAACTTAAAGGTTTTGCCATCTTAATTTCTCGTTGGTTTATCCCATCCTTTCAAAATGTCAGGTGAAAAGTTGTTGTATGAAAACTCCATACGATCAACAAGTTTCACCGCATCACCACCAATTGTGTCTATTGCTACATATCCTTCCTGACCTGTAACCTTGAAACCCTTTCGGGTTTTAATAAAGGTTTCAAGACTATTCAGTTTATTAAGTTTATTTATAAGTTTCAGTTTAACAATAACAATCAATTTTTGCAACTCGAACATTCGAATTAAGTTTGCTTTGTTTTCTTCGCCGAAGAAGGAGAGGAGGTCGTCGAGCTTCGCTTTTTGCGTGGCTTTGCCGCGGTCGCTTTTGCGGTTGTCGATTTCTTTTTTGTACTTGTTTTTGATCCAGTTGATGAGCTTGGTGGTGTGGGCTCTACTATCACCGATGGTTGCGCCGGCTCGGACGTAGGTGTTGTTGAACTGCTCGATGTGCTGGGCAAGGGTTTGGTTGGCTTCGAGGGTTCTAAGGGTTGTTCCTGAGATCCCGTTAAAAAGTTTACCAATTTGCGAAAGATATTCATTCACTGTCTCCGTTTCATTTTTAGTCATGGTTGCGCTTCGAACATCTCGAAGCATTGCGTCTTGTGACCACACGTTGGCGGTCTTTTTCAACTTACTCACATCAACTCCATATGATGCTTTCATTGTTTCAAATGTACTACCTGTATATGTAGTATGCCATACAATACCGATTTTTGCTCGCTGAATGTCTTTTGCTTGATCAACCGGAATAGCATAAACAATAGTGTTAGGATGGAAGGTAATGTATCTTTCGCCTTTAATTTTTTGTTTCTTAATATCACCCTTACCAAATAAGAAGTCCCCTTGAATAACACCTTTGATTCCAAGAGCGGGTAGATACTGTAATGCGTCTTTAAGTTTAGCAGCAAGATCACCCGAAGTGTCTTCGTCTACCTCTGCGGGTGTCTTGTAGACTTTAGGGTTCTTATTAAAAATACCTTTCTTTGCTACAAAGAACTGACCGTCTCGTGGATCAGTACCAGCAAAGATAGCAGGTGCGCCATCCCACTTGACAGAAACTCCCGTATCTTTTACACCACTAAGCATATCACGTAAATCACGTAAGGCAAAGATTGCTTGACGTGTACCATTAACACCACCGTAGAGGACTTTATCCTCAATGTGGGTCATATGGGTATTCTTTTGTTCGGTCAGAAAATCAGAAAATGCTAACATCGGCTTCTATGTCTTTAATAGTTTAACTATTTATAATAATTTTTTACCGGTTGCTGGTTTGCTTTTGTAGTCACACATGATATGAGAAGGATAACGACCAGACTGTTTGTTACGTATGTTTACTGTAAAATCAAAAAATGAATTACTGAATGATATATTAACACGCTTACCAGTACCAGATGAACCACCGTAATCTATTATAATCGGTCCACTGATTGTCGACATGGTGTTATTTTTACTAGGATCCATATACCAAGACCATATTTTACCGCCATCCATTCCGTGAATCATCCAATAGTCAGACCCTATAGCTGTCGATAAAAATAATTTTAAAGCATTTCTATCGATTTTAGAAGATACATTGACGCCAGTCGCATGGCGAGTTCCTTTGCCGTAATCATTAAACACATTACAAAATAACAACTCGTCGATACCGAAGGCAGACATAATTGCTTTTCCGACAGGAGAACTAATTGATCCCTTTTTAATTTCTGTTTCCGGAAAAATTTTACTTACACCAGAATTGACAAAGGTAAGCGTGGAACTATATTTGAGGGAAAGATAACTTTCTTTTTTGTTATGGTGCACAAGAGTAATATCAGTCAATTTACTTCCGTGTTCTCTATGATCTTTAGGGGATACAAAAACCTGTGATCCAGAATTAACGATAGGTCTTGATGTATTAGCGCCGCCTTCATGTCTGAAATTGACGACTGGTGAACCTATTTTTGCAGAACACATTTCAATTATTTTTGACGTTTCGGAAGCGTATTGTCCTTTACCTTGTCTTCCTTCAACGTATTCGTCTAACCGTTTTGCGAGATCAGTCTCAAACAAAAGCCCTTTGTTAACTCGGGTACCACCTGCGGGCATGCCCCCGAACTCTTCACTCTTTTCAAGTTGAGTTATAGGAATTTCAACGTTCGATTTTGATCCGGCGTAAGTCCCACCAATCTTTAAGATTCTATCAAGTCCTTTTTTAAGTCTAAGCGATAAGATTTCTCCGGCAGTTTTATCAACATCAGAACTTTTGGTTATTTTAGTCGTACCAATTAATATGTACTTCGCATGAAATAAACCGCCATCAGTTTTAAAAACATTGGTTTTTCCATTTTTTTCAAATGTTTTTTCGACGAGAAGAACAGAACGATACTCTTTACCGTCTTTAGTGATTTCTGGTATACTTAGGTTCGGCATTTAATTACTCCTGCCATGCCATTCTTCTATTAGGTTAGCTTCAAGAGCATTATACACAATAAGTTTAATGATGTCAACTACTATTTATACTATTTGAATCTATCAGTACCGTGTACCCAAGAAACAAGGGACCATCGATCACCTTTCGTCACTGGATTCACTCTATGAGGAGTAAAACTTGGAAAAAGAATCATGGTTCCGGGTGTTTGAGGGGCAGCAACAATCGTACCGCTGTTGTTGATATCAAGAACACCACCTTCAAATTCTTCGGGGTTATTGAGAGGTACGATCACCGAAATCTTGCGAGTACAACTTGGGCCAGGTCCAGCATCGATATGCCAATCATAGTGTCCGTTCTCATCACCTTTATAGTGTAACAACTGTAACGAATGAGTTATTCCCAAAACATTATATTTGTAATAGTCGCGATTCGCTGTTCCCGTAGCGGCAGCAATACGATCAAATATCCACTTAGTTTTGTCATTCAATTCTATACTATACGTGTCTACAGCACGAATGTCAACATCGTAAGTTCTTTCTTTATCACCTCCACCAACAGTTGACTTTGAGGGATAAAGAGTGTCTGAGTGTGAAACAATTTTCTTACATTCTTCTGCTGTGAACGAGAGATGAGGGTTAAAGTCTTTATCGAAGTGTGTTAAGCCCGGAAAGACTTCATCGTTCGTTGTAATCATAACACCATCATAGATGACCTTTGATGTCAGTTCTTCTCTCTGAGGCGCTTCAACGAGTAAGGGTTGTTGCTCTTTTGGCACACCCATGGTAGATCGACCATCGAAGATATGATCTTTGTGAGGACCATTCACATTGACATAGTGAAAGAATACTTGAACTTGCCATTTACCCTTGTACTTTGGTCTCCAATGAGGTAACTCACATCCTCGATACATTACAATATCGCCAATATTGATTTCTAAAGGATGACCCACAACATCATCTTCATCTTCAGCAAAGAAGATTGGCCATATACCCGAAGAGTCGTCGAACCCCAGAGTCATAGTTCCAGAAATCTCGCATGATGGGCGATCTGTGTGTCGAACTAAAAGTTCTGAGTTTCTGTAGATACGGCAGTAGGTATAAGTTGGTGCGATCTCTACACCTAATTGCTTGGACAAAGCAGGCGCAAGAGATGCAGCAAGATTATCAAATATGGGGTTTCCATATATTGAATCTGAAAGAGGGCACTGAGGGTCTTTTTCTAACTCACCGTTTTCAAAAAGTTCAAACATGTGATTGGTGAGTTTCTCGCAATCGTCACGAGAAACAGCACCCGAAAGATAGACATATCGATTCTCACGAAAAGATTTCTCTGCATCCATAACAAAACTCCAAATTTTCAATCATATACATGTATATAGTCAAATCTTAGTATTGTTGACCAGCGCCTTGATATCTGCCCAGGGTTAAGTCACCGACATCTGTTGCGTTAGCGTCAGTCGAGAAAGGAAATTTATCAATGATATTCGACGTGCCTGGACCATAACCACCAGCACTATAACCATGAGTTGTAGAACTTGAACCTGCACCGGTTTGTCTTCCTACCGTCAAATCACCGACATCTGTTGCGTTACCGTCAGTTGCGAAAGAAAACTTGTCGATGGGATCGTCATTACCGACGGGGCTATAACCACCAGCAGTATAACCATGAGTTGTAGAACTCTGTCCAAAATTGCCACCTCTACCCACTGTCAAATCACCAACGTCTGTTGAGTTACCGTCAGACGAAAACGGGAATTTATCGATGTCAGTGGTTATCGGATAATTACCAGAAGCATAACCATGAGTTGTTGAACTTTGACCTACAGCATACTCTCTAGATGCTAGCGTATTGCCTACTGATGTTGCGTTACCGTCAGAAGTGAAAGAAAACTTTTCAATGACATTACCACCACCAGTATTATAACCATATCCATTAGGGATAGAACTTTGACCTGAGGTGGCGGTTCTGGCTGCGGTCAAGTTACCTACATCTGTAGCGTTAGCGTCAGTCGAGAAAGGAAACTTATCGATGGTGTCTACTGGCCCACTTAGAGCAGGGCCCGTGTTGCCACCAGAAGTATAACCATGAGTTGCTGAACTCTGCCCTGCGCATTGCCATCTTCCTACGGACAAGTTACCTACATCTGTAGCATTACCGTCAGACGTGAAAGGATATTTGTCGATGGTGTCAAGCGCACCTCCGCCTGGGTTGGCACCAGAAACATAACCATAGTTACTACCTTGAAAAGGTATTATGGTTATCGGTAATTCTTTGCCAACCCAAGAGCCTCTCTGAAAATACAACTTGTCACTGTCAAGGGTATAGGCTATCATTTCAGGATCTGGTGTA